CCGTGGAAGAAAGAAGCAAATGTTGAATGCGTGTGCTGCTCTTTCGGTCGTGCCATATGGTGGCATGGTCGAATCTTACAGAAAAGCTTTCGTTAAGCGAGACTTTTCTATTTTTATGAGGGAAGACCTTCTCGCCAATCACTTCGATGGAGTATCAAAGGATCCTCGCATGATTCTTGCTCCTAGTGAACGAATGTTAGTCACGAATGGACCGTGGTTTAAATCGTTCAGCCATTATTTGGCTAGTGTTTGGGGTAGACAGGCGGATAATAGTTGGCCTAGGATTGTGTACGCTGCTGGGATGACAGCGGAAGATGGGGGCCAATGGTTGAGGAGTAAACGCGATGAACTCGGTGACTGCTGCTTTGTCATGGGAGATCTAAGCAGATACGACGCGCATGAGGGTGATGAGGCCCATGCGTTTAAACGGTTCGTATATTGCGGTCACGGACTGAGGGGTAAAGCTCTCAGAGCGTTCAACGATCAATCTGAATTTCGTGCATTTGGTGTGTGCGGTCATACTGTCGGTGGCTTGACGCAAGTCGGCTCTGGACAGAATGACACGTCGTGCGGTAACTCCGTTACTAATGGAGTTATGCTTGACAAGTCTCTGCAAGACTTTGGCGTGCCAGAGTCTTGCTATGCTATTTTGCTAATGGGCGATGATTTTATAGCACTTGTGTCACGCAAGTTTGCTACTACCGCGCTTGAGACCCACTTGAATGATGCCTACCTGGTATGGGGATTCGTGCTCAAAACACGCATTACGAACAAGTTGAGTGATGTTGTGTTTTGCAGTCGCTTATTCTGGCCAGTGGACGGCGATGATTTCATTTTGGGCCCGAGGATCGGTAGATCTATCGCGAAATTTTCCAAGACTTTCAAGAAGCCCAGAGATAAACTGGCTCACCTCAAGGGTGTTGCCAAGGGCTTGTACTATAGTGGCTCTTTCTTGCCAGTTCTAGGTCAGATGCTGGCCAAGACGCTGTTCTTGTGTTCAGCCGTCGACAAGGAAGATGTCAAGCAGTATTATGCTGCCACCAAGGAGCACACCGCCGACTCCAGAACGCGAGCGTTCTTTTCGGAGCGGTATGGTATAGGTTGGGACGAGGCCAATAAGTCTGCCGACATAGCAGTCTCGTCTGTTTGCTCACTACCGTGTGCAGTCAACTTCGGTTGTCATTACGCGGTAGATTTAGAAAATCTGTAGGCGTCGGCAGCTTGGTGAGACAACACCTTTAAAACATTTTTGTTAATTACACATGGAAGATTTTAACCCGTCCTCACAGCGTGGAAATGCTCTTGACAAGCTTGTCAACGAGCACCAGCTGACACCTGAGGGCCGAGACTTCTTAATTTGTTCTACAAACACTTTTCCCGATTTCGGTGTGCAGCTGGCCGGTTGGCCAGATGCTGATTCAAATCGTACGATCGTCACCACTTTTCGCACGCAGACTACGGTCACGTTTCCTGCTGCGTCTGCTGGTGCCTGGGATTGCCTAGTCTGGAATGCTCCAATTTCCAATCATCATATCATGACAGCTACCAATATTTATTCGAGCACTGATGAGATTCATTATGAGACTCACCCCACCTACTTAAGTGGGGTCGCACCGCTCAACATATATGCCGCCGATACTGGCGAGGCCCTCATTCCAAATGCGTGGCCATATACAATTACGAATGCTGAGCAAGGTGCGTTATACACTGTGCCCGCCTCTCTTGACGATGCATCGCATCGTATAATAGGGTGGGGCTACGAGATCACTAACGTGACCCCGGAGTTGTATAAGGGTGGTACCATCACTTGTGGTACTGTATCCCAGGCATTTGCACGCAGTCAGCGTACATTCGTCGATGACGACGAATCGGACGCTGACTGGCAGTCCTCCACGTACGAATTTAATCTGCCCCCTGCCACCCTCGAAGCCGCGCAAAATTACCCA